CTGCAGGAGCGTGTTGCCGCTGTCTCTTGTTTTGACATCCGAGACTTTCGACCGTAACGGCTTACTGTCGCGGATCATTGGTGCGATTCTATGACGTGAGAATTTTCGGGCATCATCCAGCGTCGGCTGTATATACATAGCGGACGCGGGATCTTGGTCGATAACGTAACCGATGCAGTTAAGCAAAAATTCAGATTTGTCGACCTGCGAAGCCGCGACCATGACAATGTTCGTAACTTTCGGATCGTTGAACGCATCCATCGGCTCTTTGAGGTATGGCGTCCGCGCGGTTCTCCACGGGCCAGCCTCGGCTGAAGTTTCGGGCGAAAGCCGACGGTGTCGGTCAGCCCATTGTGAAACGGTTAGGTCGTCAGGCGGTGCAAAATTGCGGACGGCGGGCGCGATTGCTTTATTGAGAAGCGCCTCAGCCTTCTTCGTCGTCATCTTTCAGGAGATCGCTCAAGCCCTGACGCTCGCGGACGCGCTTCCTGTAGGCGTCGGCGTCGTACTTGTAGTTCGAGAGCTCCAGCAGGATCGCGTAAACTTCCTGCTTGATCCTTTCAGATATTTCCGCGGGCTTCGTGATTTTTGCGAGGTCGATCGCGAGCCGACCGGGAAGCGCGAGCATCATGCCGCGGATGGTAAACACGAGATCCGTCGTCATAGCTTCGACGTCATCGCTGCGGTGCATCTCGCCGCGGAGCTCTTTAAGTTCCATATCGGCAAGCTCTGCCTTCGTAGCGCGATAGTCGGCGTCGGCTTTGATTTTGCGGCTCTCGTTTTCGGCGTCTGCCTTGCTTTCGCCTTTTTTGGCGACCTTTTCCTGCAAATAAGCAATGTACTTTTGAACCGTCAGAAGTAAATCGTAGCGGCGTTTTTTATCGACGAGCTCGGTCGTCAGAATCCCGTCCTGCGTGAGTTGCTGAATGCGCCGAACCGTCAAATTGAACAGCTTCGCGACCATTGCCGCTTCGACCATTGTCCGCTTCGGTTGCGAGGGCTGTGTTGCCATGATTACCTCCTTTTTTGCGTAACGAAACGATTGTAAAAAATTCTCCGGGACTATGCGAGTTCTGGGCTCGCGAGCACCGCAAGAGTAAAATATTACCGACAGTACCTGCTGGAAACTTTGTGGGCGCTCGCTGACGCGCTCCGTGCCTTAGCGGCTTTGCTTTTTTCTCTGAGGTACTGCCGATAATAACAAGATAAGGGGGCGCCGCAGTTGAGCAACGTCGGCGCATAGGGGTGGGCTATTTTTTTGCGTATCGGTCAATGTTATGCTGTAAGCGTTTCATTAGCAGATCATTGAGCCTGACCTTTATGTCGGCGGCGACCTTTTCGTTTCCGATCGTCTGCGGTATACTCACCGTGCGGATCGCGTCGATAGGAAGGCGCGCGTCGGTTGTGCGTTTGAACGCGATCTCCGTCGTGCCCAGAGCCCCCGAGGGGGCAAGAAAAACGGAGCTTCCGAGTGTTTTCTTTTTGCCCTTGTATATGGCGGCTTTGACTGTGTATTTCTTACCGCCCGCCGGGCGCGTTCGTGGTGTCATAGAGAAGTGTGTGGGCGTAAGAAGGCGACCGCGATAAACGAGCTGAATGTTTTCCATACTCACGCCCTTAATCTTGATCTCCCCGACTGTTTTCGCGCCGCCTTTGGCTGCCTTACCCGCCGCCGTCACTTCGCTTGATTTAATCGCATAGACGGCTGTAACTGCTTTGGTTACCTGCGCGGGAGCGCGGGCTTTGCAGTCTTTGACGGTTTGACTGACGGCTTTCTGGATGTCGCTCTGCGTTTTTTTTGCTTTGGAAAGAACGCCGTCCAGTCCGGGGATGCTGATGTTTAATTCCATAGCCGCCTCCGAAGCCCTGTTGATAATTGGAAGCGGCGACCATAAATAGCCGCCGCCCGCCGTCCCGCTCCGATAGCGGGATCTTTCCGTAAAAAGAAAGCCGCGACGAGTTTCCTCGTTGCGGTTCTTTGACAGCATACACTATAACACACCTGTTTACTGCGTTTCAATGCGATTTACTTCTTTTTACTGCGTTTTACTGACCTTTTTTCAGATTTCCGCAGATTTCCGACGGAAGTCGGGCGGAATTTCGGCATTCACGCGGGTTTGTGTGTGTATAACTCGGCGAGATTTAGCAGAGCACGGCCGTGGGTTCTGAACATTTTGTCCATGTATTGGTCGGCTTCGAGCTCATAGTCGTCGTGTTTGCCGTAAATTCTTTGGCAGATTTCGCGCCATTCGGCGCCGTAGTAATAGCGGAGATTGATCACGAGCGTTTCGGAGGGGGCAAGGCGTTCGACGAAGGGCTCCAGCTCAGCCCAGTCGGCGGCGATTTCGTTTTCCTTTTGTTTTACTCGTTCTTCGAGAGCGACCTTTCTCAGCACGACGCGCTCCGTTTCGCTCGTTCCGTCGCCGCTTCCGTGTGGCATTCCCGAATAATCAATAGCGCGCGGGCTTCCGTATGCATCCGCCGCATATTCGAGCTCCTGCTTCAAAGTGGCAAGTTTTTCGAGCATTTCCCTGTGCGCGTTTAATCTTTCTTTGATCGCTTGTGTTTTCTTCATAGCCGCCTCCTTAATCGTTACTGTCTATTTTCTCGAAAATTCTCTCGTATTTCTCGGGTGCGACTTCCCTGCCGTCGCGGATGAGTTTGACGTCGCGGCTTCCCGTTATGCGGTGCCAGCGTTTTACTTCGACGTCGGTATATTGCGGCGTCAATTCCATCACGAACGCCTGCTGACCTTTCGCTTCGGCGGCGACAAGCGCCGTCCCGCTTCCTCCGAAGGGATCATACACGCCCGCCGCCCATTCCATATTGTCGAGAATGATCTCGAAAACTTCCTCGGGCTTTTGCGTGGGGTGCAGTTCGTTTCCCGATCGCGAGCATTTTATCACGTTTCCGTAACCTTTGTGATTGTCGAACTTCGTCTTGCTTCGATTGCCGAAAATAATGAGCTCGTGCTGGGATCGCCAGCCGACGCCCATTCCCGGCGTTCCTTTGTCCCAGACGATCATCGACTTTACGCCGAAGCCTGCGCCTTCGATAAGGTCAAACAAATACACCCACATTCGCCAGTCAGTAAAAACATAAGCGTATTGGCACGGAATATCGGCGAGAGCTTTGGCGATAAGGTTCTGATAGCCGCGCGTGGAAAGGATGTCGTTCGCGATTTTCGGAAGCGGGCCGCCGTCGGCGCGCATTGTTCCGATGCTTCCCGTGCTTTTGCCCGTTTCCTGAAAGCCGCCCGAGCAGTACGGCGGATCCGTCAAAAGAGTTTGCGGAGCGGCGCCGTCGAGCAGTTTTTCGCGATCTTCGGGGACGGTTGAATTTCCGCACATAACACGATGACGCCCGCCGAGGATCCAGATGTCGCCGTATTGCGTAACGGGTGCATCGGGAGTTTCGGGAACGTCGTCGAGATCTTCCTCGGTTTCGGTTGCGGCAAGCGTTTCGTTTAAGGACGCGGCTATTTCCGCATATTCGTCTTTTGAGTAGCCCGACAGCCCGAAGTCTAAGTCGGAAGCGTCAATCGTTCCGAAAACTTCGATGAGCATTTTGTTGTCGGTTTCGGCAAGCTCGGCGATGCGGTTGTCTGCCGTCAGATCCGCAAGTTCCGCCGCCTCCGACTCGTAGTCTTGATAATCGACGGGAACTTCGTCAAGTTCTTCGAGCTGAGCCGCCAGAAGCCGCCCGTGTCCTTTCACAACGAGCCCCGAGCGAGTGCTGACCGTGATAGGGTTGCGCCAGCCGCTGCCGCGTATAATGGCGCCCAGAGCTTCGATTTGTGCCTGCGGGTGCTTGTTCGGGTTTTTCGGGTTCGGAATGAGATCCGCCGCCCTGACGATTGCATCGTGAGCGCAGTAGACGGGAATGCCCGCCGCCTGCGCTTTCGGTTTGACTGTTTTCTTCCCGCTCATACGCCGCCTCCGAGCCTGTAATGGCACCCTTCGGCGATTTTCTCGTATTTGACATTCAAAAGGTCGAGGTTTGCGATGATCCCCGCGGGTGTAAGATCGTAGTCACCGAGCACGATCTTCGTCAGTTTGGCATTGATTTCGGGCGACAGGTCGCTGTTGACGGAGACGCTCACGGGTTCGGCTCTGCCGATTGCATAACCGAGCTGAACCTCGCACCATTTGAGCCCGTGCGTGAGTTGCAGGCTTCTGGCGATTTTACGCGCCATATACGCGCCCGAACGGTCGACCTTTGACGGATCCTTGCCGGAGAACGCTCCGCCGCCCACGGGGCAGAAGCCGCCGTACTGGTCGCATACGATTTTTCTGCCCGTCAGCCCCGCGTCTGCAAACGGGCCGCCGATAGTCCACGCGCCTGCGGGGTTGATAATTCTCTCCACGGAAGCGGGAACGCCCAGAGCGTCGAGCTTTGCGTTTATGTATGCGCGGATCCGTTTCTGCCCGCGTTCGGGCTTATGGCAGGCGCTGACGAGGATCTTCTTCACGCTCTGCATGGTGGCGGGTTCGTCGAGATCGACCGTAACCTGACACTTGGCGTCGCCCAGCAAGAGCGCGGAAGGCGTTCCGACGTCTTTCTCGATTGCTTCGATGATTTGATTCACGAGATCGAAGCCGAACGGGAGCCCGCTCGCGGTTTGGTTGCAAGCGTAGCCGTACATTATGCCCTGATCCCCGGCGCCCTGATCTTTGCCGCGTCCGACGCCTGCGGCGATTTCGGGCGACTGCGTTCTGATGAACGTCTCGATCCTGTTGACGGGGTACCCGAGCTTTTGGGCGACGTTGCGGGCGATCTCTCTATAATCGACGCCTGCGCCGCTTGTGATTTCCCCCGCGAGAATGATAACGTCGTCCTTCACGAGCGTTTCGCAGGCGACGCGGCTGTTTTCATCGTTTTCCAGACAGGCGTCCAAAATGGCGTCGCTTATTTGGTCGGCGTATTTGTCGGGGTGGTATTTGCTTACTTGTTCGGTGCTGAAAAGTCTCATTTTTCTTCGATCTCCTTGTTTTTGATTGTAATGCGGTATTTTTCAGGTATGTACGGAGCCGCCACCGTGAATATTTCGGCAAGTTCCGCGTCCGTGAACTTTTGGAACTTAACGCCGCTGCCCGAGAAGTCGTCGACTTTCTTCACGGAGATGACGATCGTCGGGTTTTGCGGGCTGTTGTTGATAAAGAAC